ATCCGAGCCTGTGGTAGAACCAGTTCCCGAGCCTGTGGTTGAAGAAGTACCCGAACCTGTAGTTGAAAAAGAACCCGAACCTGTGGTTGAACAAGAACCCGAGCCTGTGGTAGAACAAGTACCCGAACCTGTGGTAGAACAAGTACCCGAGCCTGTAGTTGAACAAGAACCCGAGTCTGTGGTAGAACCAGTTACCGAGCCTGTGGTTGAAGAAGTACCCGAACCTGTGGTAGAACAAGAACCCGAGCCTGTGGTTGAACCAGTGGTTGAACCAGTTCCCGAGCCTGTAGTTGAACCACTACATGTGTCGGTTGTTGACTCTGTAGTTGAATCTATAATTGACTCTGTAGTTGAATCTGTAGAGCCTGAAGCAAAATCCGAATTTATGGAACTTTCAGAAAATATGACAAAAGAAGAACATTTAGCACTTCATGCATTTCAAGAACTTGTTCATAAAAAAATGACTCCTAAATTAGTATCCATTGTAAAACGACTCATACAGGAAAATAATGAAACAACTATTTAATATCTCAATTATACATTTATAATTTCATAATCCTTGGGTATATTATCTTCTGTACATGAATTCATGATCATGAATCCTAAACACGAACATGTACACAAGAAACATCCAAATATAGTAATGATCAATTGTGCAACGACTACATATTGAAAAGGACCTGTTCGTAGATCATCATTTATCATACCAACAAACAATACAATTCCCCAAATAGAAATAATATATAGAAGATAGGATGTTGTGATTTTATCTTTACGAAAATAAAGCATCAATGTGAGTGCACAACTACTTATGATATTTGTAATAGATGCAAATACAGTATACAAATATCCATTTATAAATCCAGGCGATGAATGAAGAGTAGGTTCATTATGAAATGCCAACATTGCTTCCCAACAACCCATCAAAAATAAAGTTGCATAAGCAAAAAGAATCATAATAGAGGATGCAATTGCAAGCCACATGTTACTATGCAAACAATAACTTCATTTCATTTTTATACGTTAAACGGATGTTAAAAAAATTGAAATGAAAAATACAAATTAGCTTTTGCAGTCCATCACAAATGGCATTTTCATACGCATCAGCATTGACCAAACCTCGGGCGAAAGCCAAGTTTCTCTCGCCGTCAGAATATGTAGGTAAGTATTTTGGCGTCATTGAACCGGTCAACAAGTCTTTCAAGCAAGCTCGGAGTGCTTACTGGGGAGACATCGCCATGTACAACGAAAAAGACGACGGGCCTCTTCAAGCATATCTTGCCGCCAGTGCTAAAAAGCGTGATGCGGACATTCTTAAAGCTGTGCTTCATGTCCCCACTGAAGAAGAACAAGAAGAAGAACGACAACGATTCAAGGCCGAAGTAGAGCGAAAAGAACGGCTACGAGAACAGGCACGCGAACAACTACGAGAACGTGAAAAAGAGGCACGCGACAAAGAACAACAATGTAAGTGTGGATGCGGACGAAAAGTGCACGTTAACCCTCGCCCCGAATTTGTAGGTTATTGTTGCAACTGGTGCAAAAAGCACAACGGCAAGCGTGGACATGGAGACTCGTGCATTGCTTAAAAAAATAAAAAAAAACGGGGGAAACCCCACTTTTTTTTAAAAAAAATGAAATTATATAAAATAAATATACTGTTAAAAACCATGGATCTCTCATATGCTACCAAATCGTTATGGAGTGATTTTTCTAAAAAACGATTTAATTTATTCAAAAACGACAATGAATTTATTAATCTTGGACCGGGTGATTGTATCATTTGGGACGGTAGACATGACTATGTAGTAATCACAGACGTACTTGGAGAAGAATCAAAAGAGGGTCCTCGTGGGTTTATTTATTTACCATGGCGAAATGAAGGACGATGGGCATCTCGCGCATATAGTATACGCGGAGATCCACGCTTTGTCATTTGTTACCCAGAAGGATTCCATCATTACGGAGTTCATATTCTACTTCATACCATCAGAAAAGATGAAGTTCCTGAATTAAACAAAAAATCAACCTATTCTCGTTTATACAGACATGCGATTATACCATTACGGTTTGCCATCTGTCAAGGATGTGCGAATGAAGATCTTACCTGTACGATCGTCAATGAACATACGTATCATGCTAAAAATGATATGGTTCACATTGAACTATGCATCTTTAAACTGGATGATGATTATCTCGTGGATATCAATAAGATTTCGGGATGTGAAGTTACATTTCAAGACTTTGTTCTTGATTTTAATCTCACTGAATATCCTTTATAATGAATGAATCACTTGAGATATTTCACGTGCGGTATCCTTTATATTTTTTAATTGTTGTTTTAGTTGTTGTAATTCATATTCCTTTATACTTCGTAATTCTACTTCAAGGCGTATGTTTTGTTCTATGGCTTTTACATTTCCCTCTATTTGAAAAAGATTCATGCGTATGCTAATGTCAGACAATACTTTAGGATGGGGTACAATAGATAATGGAGAAAGTGTATATTTTTCTATCGTTCGTCCACCAAGATCTAATTTACGACCCGCGATCGTTTTACCTTTAAACGTAAGTATGGTAACTCCCTGGTTCCCATGAATAGCGATCTCCATGTTTACCTAAGATTTAACATAACTATTTTCATTTTTAAAAAAATATAGTCAATTTCATTTGTATCTATTTGTCATTGTTTTTTTTGGGTTTACGTGTCGTTGATTCATTTGGTGGTTTAGGTGCCTTTGCTTCCTTTGGTGGTTTTGGTGCCTTTGCTTCCTTTGGCGGTTTTGGTGCCTTTGCTTCCTTTGGTGGTTTTGGTGCCTTTGCTTCCTTTGGTGGTTTTGGTGCCTTTGCTTCCTTTGGTGGTTTAGGTGCCTTTGCTTCCTTTGGTGGTTTTGGTGTCTTTGCTTCCTTTGGTGGTTTAGGTGCCTTTGCTTCCTTTGGTGGTTTTGGTTGCGACAATTACATTTATATATATTTCCGGATTTACGCGATTCAAACGGACATATATCTGTGTATTTTTCAGATACAGAACACCATTCTGGTTTGTAAGTAATTGGAGGCGATTGTACAGCCATTCTTCTTTATAAATGATTTTAAAAACTCATTTCAATTTTTTAAAAAAATAGTTGGTATTTTATGGCAGCACATGATTTACGTATGACACAAGCCAGACTTGAACGTGGACTTTCATATACATGTACAGATCAAGGACCCCAAGGAACATGTGCATTTCATTCTACTGCAAAAATTATTTTACATAATGTATGTGAAGTATTAGTAAATTTGGAATTGTCAGAAGAAGAAAAACGATTGTATCATCAATGTTTATCCGATTATCCAATTGAAACTGCAAAGGACATCGGGCAGTATGATAAAAAATGTTCAGAAAAAGGTTTTGTAAAAATTATGTTTTTTTATTATATTTATCATTTTGTAGAAAGAAATAACATAAAAAGACTTGATGATCCAGACATTTCACGATTGATTGATACTTTTTCAGAAAGAATTGCCGTAGTTTTACCTTTAGATAATCCAACATTTATTCAATATAGAGACCAAATGTTAGATAGAAAAAGAGAAATGAATTTAATGTGGAAACCAATTACAATAGGGTTTGTTGATACATTTTTACCCAAAGGCATCTCTCCAAAACTGCATTTAAAAAATATGATGGATCAAGTCGTTGAACCCATCTTAAAATTAAATTTATATGTATCCATGCTATTAGAGGGGCATAGTGTTGTATTAGCTAACTATGCTGATGGAAAATTTGCAATTAAAAATTCATGGGGAGAACTAATAACTTATTCGGATCTTTCTCTTAAAGTTACGTTAAATAGTCAAACATTTGATTTATTATTCTTAACATTAATGCTTCCAATGTCAACCACATTTTCATACGAACATCATAAGATTCCGACATATATTTTGCCTCAACACATGGATGATTTAATTGCATTTATTCCTGAATATGAACGTCATTATTCTACGTTTCGTATTCGTATTCGTGGTGGAAAAACACGTAAACGATCCAAAAGATCCAAACGATCCAAACGAAAAAAAATGTAGTTAATCTGTATTTATATGTAGTTTACGCGTATTTGATTGAACGAAACTGACGAATGCTCTTCTGATGTTGACGCTTCCAATATTTATTCACGTGGTAGGGGTCCGGTTTTGTAGCACATGTCCATCGCGAAGTTGAATACCGATCCGGCAAACGCGTTTTTTTAATGGTCGTAGATTTCGCGCACGGAGGTTCATCCCTTGGCACCGATTCGTAAATGTTGATTTCCTTGCACGTGTTGCACGTCAAATGTTTGTGGGGACAAAACTTACACATTACTGTATCAAAGTTGGACCACTCGTCTCGCCCTTGCGTCATGCAAGTAAAGCAAACTGGAACATATTGATGCGACTCCAAACACTCGGTACACATACCGAAACGGTTGATGGTGCCGACCGAAGAACACTGGCAAAGATACACCGCCATTTTTACAATTTAAAGATGGTTGATTTCATTTCAATTTTTTTAATCTTTTTCATAGTATGGAACAGATTAAATGGGCACCCGAACACGAGTCTGTACTTGCCGAATGGGCTGACAAATCCAATTGTTACAAATGGTTACATACCAAATGTAATGAAAAATTCCATTCTCTTCATATTTGGTATACCATACCTGTCATTATCATGAGTACACTTACTGGAACGGCAAACTTTGCCCAAAATAAAATACCCGAAAGCTTTAGAGGATATGCGACCATGATTATCGGTGGCGTTAACATTACGGCAGGCATCATCACTACCGTTCAACAATTTTTAAAAATCAATGAATTGAATGAATCCCATCGCGTTGCTTCTTTAGCATGGGATAAATTCTACCGTAAATTAAAAGTTGAATTATCTAAAAATCCGGACGAGCGACAACCGGTTTCTGAATTTTTTAAATCCGCTTCAGAAGAGTATGATCGTTTGATGGAAGCAAGTCCGATGATTGAACATGACATTTTAATGAAATTCAATAAAACATTTGGAAATAAATTTACAGAAGAATTTTCACGACCTGAAATATGTGATTCCTTGATCAGTGTGAAAAGTGTCATTTATAAAAAAAGTGATGGTGAAAAAAAGGGAAAAATCATGAAAGATTTAGTGGGCGACATCATGATGGTTCATACCGAATGTCAAGATACACAACACCAATTGATCAAAGAATTTTATGATAAATTTCAACAAGAATTACAACGAGTTCCTACCAAACAAGAATTAATTGATAATTTAATCAAGGAACCTACCGTACATGAATTATCCATCACAGAAGAGTCCATTGAAAAATATATTTCTACATTATAAATGGCGGAATTAAGTGAAGTTGTTTCAGAACCAATACAAAAAATAGAAGGTGATACCCAATTATTTTGTAGATTTCAACAAGATCCAGGAAGACATGAACGTTTGAAACGCTTTATTACAGATTCATTTGATGCAGTGTATCAAGCTCTTCCATCACCTCTTGTGAAATATTCATATGATTATACAACGGGGGCAAAATCGCCTGCACCTGTAGCAATGAGTGACATTAGATTTTGTACCTTTGAAGTTTATGCAAATTTTGAAGCTGAAAGAATAGAAGTACGTTTAGTTCCAACGGTTAATTTTAATGGTATCACCTTGGATTTTTATCAACGACCAGATTTAATAACTCAACATGTTCGTAATTTTCTTACTGCATTAGCAGAAAAAATATTATATGATAATGCAAGAAGCGAAGATCATTCATTTGAACATGGTAACCGTATTTTCAGTGTAAGCGTTGATCTTTATAAAAATCGTGCGTTAACAAGTGCAGGATTGTACCATCGTGATGTCGTAAGTAGAGATGTAGGACCTGCAGAACATTTGAGTCTTGAATATTTTTTTACAAGTGAAACTACAGTTGCATTATCTCCAGAAATAGTGAGAGATACAACTTCAGGAAATCAAGTTAGTACAGATGAATTAAGAGCATTAGCACGGGCAAATCCAATAGATAGAGTTCTTGTTACAGATAAAACGGTTGTTTGTGCATCAAATAGAGAAGTATCTCATGCAAGCCCTACGGTAGATGCATTTTCTCCATCTTCTATAATTGCTCAACAAAGAGGTAGATTTAGAATAGAGGCATCTACTCCAGATCGTATAAGAGAACGATTTGGAGAGCAAGGAACACATGTAATAAGAGCAACGTATGGACAACGATCTTTCATACGATTATTAAGACATAGTAGAGTTTTTGATGCTCAACCCGGTGCTAGTCCATTTGTGTTTACGATGGGAATTGAACCTTTTCGCGAAATTGCTAGCATTGAATTTACAGCATTAGAGGATAGACATCATGCGGGTGGTGGACATTTATCTTTACAAAACATTAAATTATATACAACATACAAAATTGGATTGAGAATATCAGATATTAAAGAGGTAAGATTGAATGAGAAAGAAATAAATAAAATGGATAAACAATTAATTGATCATTTAACCATTAAAAAAGGCGGTAACACAAAACGTAAAACAAAACGTAAAAGTCGTCGTAATAAAAAATAGTTAATTATAATATATGTCCACCAATGTAACCGATGCACCGACTCCACCTGGTGCGACTGTAACCGATGCACCAACGCCACCTGGAGCGACTGGTGCGACTGTAACCGATGCACCGACGCCTCCTGGTGCGACTGGCGTGTCTGGAATGGATGTATCAACTGCAAGCACACTACAAAGCGTTCCTGGATCAACCGGCGCGACTGAAATAGAAGATCCTCCAGATTCAGATTTAACTGTAGATCTGAATTCCCATGTTCCATTAGATGATTCTGAAAAAGTAATACCTTTTGTATCAACCACACCCGATAATGTATCCACATTTGGTCATGATACTTCATTATTTATGTTTCATCTAAGTATCATATCACGCCTTGCCTATTATGATGAAGCCATGTTTCTTACTCAATGGGAAAAAATTTATTCAGTTCCATGCTTTGACCCTTCTTTTTTAACCCATTATACTAATAAACCGTTATTATCAGAAGATCATGTTATTTTTACTACACCACCTCCGGATACTACCTTCATCGCACCTGAAAATAAGTCACTTGATTTTATGAAATTGGCAAAAAAAGTAAATTTTATTTTGACGGAATCCGCTTTTGCTGATGGTAAAAGTACAGAAGGTGCTCAAAATTGTACCCTTCCTCCCATTAATTTATCTAAAGATGTAATGATGGTATCCATTGGTACGTCCAATTATAAAACAACCTATGTGGTATGTGATAAACGACATCCTGAATTTACTTATGTTGTTTTTAGAGGAACGTCCAGCAAAAAGGCTTCCTTCTCTTACAATCGCCCATCTTCCATTTCTCCTACTACAGTAGATGGAGATGGTTATTTATATGGCGTGTTTAAAATTTTAATGGACCAAATTCATGAAATCATATCTGCCATTAAATTTATTCGCAGCATAATAGGAAATCAACCATTTAGAATCATTGTAACCGGTCATTCCATAGGCGGTGCTTTAGCCAGTATCTTTTCATACCTTTACGTAAAATCAATCAAACAATTAAAAGAGAACTTGACTGCCGAGCCTATGACGGCAAGTGTCACTACCATGATTGAACCTACCAATCCACTTACCTGTGTCGTATTTGGAACACCGCGTGTATTTTCAAAAGAAACCGCCATTAGATTTTGTCAAATGGTAGAACAAAATCAAATGCATTATCGTCGTTTTACAACCGCCAATGATCCCGTATCAGGATTACCGTTTAAACAATTTGGATTTTCACATCCGTGTTCAGATCAACCTATGCAAAATCAAGTATATGTTGAATGTGATAAACAAATCACTAAATTAAATTTATCACGCTGTAAACGACCTGCAAGCATTGAATTTAATTATGATCAACCCGTCAACTGTCGTTTTGGAAAACAAACAAAAAAATTCAAATCCATTGGTAAACTACTAACCGATCATATGGAATATTTAGGGATTGGATATTCCAATGCGATTAATGTAACTGATTATTTTTCTGATGAAATCCAAAAACAATTTGGTTCTACCTCCATGAGAGTTGGAATTTATGTACGTAATGCACTAAAATTTGTATTTGTAACGTTAGATAAACAAAGAGACGTTAAAAAAAATATGTTGGGGCTTAGAAGTACAACAAGCGAAGATGTAAGAGATACATATACATTCATGACAGAACTTGAAAAAGTAGCAGAATCATTTGGAAATGATTCACCTTTATTTGCAAGCAAATATTATTACAATGAACATAAAGGTGAAGATGTACGATTCACCAAGAAAAAAGGAGGAAAACGTAAAACAAGAAAATTAAAGACACGTCTTAAGTATAGAATAGTTGTTTAAATCATTCAATCCACACATTTTACATTGTCCTTCCAATTCAAATAACATTTTTTTGGTCGTTGAACTAACGCCCTTTTCTCCATACAATACACATGAATATATGATCGGTCTACCAATTCCAACAAATTCTGCTCCTTTTACATACGCAGTTAAAATATCTTGTCCATATCGGATTCCACCATCAAACCATACCCCAAAATGAGGATGAACTTTTTTTACTGCAGTACGAATTTCCGATAGAATATCTAGAGGCGGAACCGAATTGAACATAAATCGTCCTCCATGATTAGATACATAAATTCCATCCACGTCACATTTTTGTAATTGGAGTGCATTTTCTACACTGATCACCCCTTTGATCACAAGAGGAACGCCCTTTACTTTTCTAGATACATATTTACACAACGAGGTAGATGAATGGCATAAATCAGCAATGTGTTTTATCTTTTCAGGACCTACATTACCCATGCCTTGTCCTTGTAACTGTTTGGCATAATCAAAGGATTGATTGTACGTATATGATTTTTGTAATGTTTCTACCGATTGTTTCACATGTTTAGATACAATGGACAAAACACTTTTATTTTTAGTACCTACACATTTATGATGTTGATAACATTTAATGTTAAATACTGGATCTTCAAATAAATTACCACAAAAATTTCGTTCAAATGTTAAATCGGATTGAGCTTCTAACAATCCAATTCCTCCATGATTGTTGGATCCAGTATCAATGGTTACCATGATGACGGATGCTCCACACGACTTTGCTCGTTCAATCAAGGAAATGTTAAGTTCATCATCGCCTGTTAAATACAATTGATACATGAAAAAGGCTTGAGGTTCTACCATTTTTAACACATTGGTCATGTGTTCAACTGGATACTTAGATAAACACCCTAATGTATAAATACCACCTCCTTTTAATGTGCCAACCATGGTTTTAATTTCATCGGATTTCCCACCATATTCAGATGCACAGCCATAAGGTGCTGTAAAAAAAGGAGATTTACATACAAATTTACTAGTTCCAAGTTTTTTGGAATGTAACTGTACATGTCGTTCCATGGAAACCTGTTTGTTCGTATTTAAATAATTTGCCTTAAGAACATACTTTTTAAAAGATTCAATTGCCCTGAAGGTACTGTTACCGGCTGAACTTGTAAATTCATGGTACCAACCATAAAGACTAATCGGTATTTTTTTTGTAATTTCCTTTTGCATTTTATAAAAATCCCAAGTTACATTGACTTCAGAATTCTCGTTGGTTAATTTATAAGTTAATTTTTTAAGGTATAAATTATTAGGTTCATTTGGACTGCTAATTAATTTATTGTAATAGGACTCGGATAAATTATTTTTAAATTTTCTTGTTTTCATATAATATTATAATATAATATATGAAAACCATTCGTAAAAAAACAAGAAAAAATAGTAATTTTTTAGCATTGATTGTTAGATGTAAAAATGAACCTTATGTAGCTGAATTTGTAGATTATTATATCCGCCAAGGTGTAGATAAAATTTATATTTTAGATGATCATTCGGATAAAAATACATATAAACATGTAAATAAACGTGTAAAAATTATTGCTAGTGGCATAGATAAACAATCGGAAGAATTTGATCATGCTAAACAATTATATCAAACCATCCGTCATCAATATGAATGGATCATCATTGTAGATATGGATGAATACATCACTACCAAAAAAAATATAACTAAAACCATACGCGATGAATTAAAAACTACATTTAAAGATTGTATGTGCGTACAAATACCATGGGTCATGATGTCATGCAATTCAATACGATACAATCCTGAATCTTTATTGAAAACAAATGTGTATCGTTGGAATCATGATAAAAAACATCCGAATCCAACGAATGAACCTAAATTTAGATGTAGATACGATGAAATAGAAGTAAAATATATTGTAAAACCAAAATATTTTGAAACCATAGATTTGCATCAACCCTTACATCCAATTGGTAATGTAAAAATTGTTGACGGGGTTAGAAATAAACCGCGTCCTAATGGTATATTTTATAAAAATTTAAGAGAAAAGGATATCCAAGAAGGGTATTTATTATGTTATCATTATAGAATTGTTTCGGTGGAACAATGTTTGAATAAAATCAAGTACAATTTATGGTATAAAAAATATAATTTGAAACAATTATTATCATTTGATCATCCAGAAATCTTAGATGAAACATTAAAACATAAGTAGTTTTTCAAACGTAATAAACTTTTCATATCCTGCACCTTCTTCATTACGTTGGTCTTCCGTAAAATCATACAAGGAATTTTTTTGTAATCCAAGATGATCCCAAAATCCTTCACTTGCATCCGTATCAATGTATATTTTTTTGTCAAGTGGAAGTTGTACATGCCTACATACTTTACGTATCAATAGTTTAGAATAGCCTTGTTTTTGATACGCATCGTCAATTCCGATTCCCATAGATACGGTAGGTGTTGTAGAATCAAGATCAAAATGTCCTACTTCATGTTCATCATGAAGTAGAAGTGCGGAAATAAAATTAGGTCGTTGAACCAACACAATGTCCATCTTTTTATGTTTTATTATATTTTTTTAAATTCATTTTTTTACGTTTTGTTTTACGTTTACGTTTTCTTTTTGTACCACCATCTAATGCATTTATATCGGTATGCCTTTCTGGATTATCTAAAAAATATGTTACTTCTTCATGTTGTAATAAATTTGTTCCAGGTGATATTCTTTTTAATATATTTAACAATTGACGTTTTTGTTCAATGGTATATTTTTGTATTTCCCTTTTAAAAAATTCAGTAAAATCAACAAACTTTTCTTCTAATAA